ATTAACATTCTTCAAGACTAATCAAACTTTAGGGGGAGGGAATATGCTCTCCCCCATATTCAGGGAAATATAATATGTCAGTACCATATCAAAGAATCTCAAATGCAACTGTAGTAGATATTGCCTTCTACGATCCCGCTGCGGAACGTAGGGCTGCTGCACTTGATGTTGATTGGGAACCATATTTCAAAGTAGGGAGCCAAGAAATGCTCTACAAAATGGAGTTTGGTTGGTGGCAAAACTATTGCGATACAGTTATCGGTGCATATTATTATGACAATCTGCCTAATGGTCAATTGATTTCAAGTTTCAATCCGAGCCTTCTAATCAAGAATGACCAAACACTTATTCGTCTTGACTGCTTCGCTGCTATTCTCGTTTTCTATGAATCATTAGTTACTGATGTTTCAAATATGAACGAGGTAGATTTGCAGAACTTTAATTTTGCAAAAGAAAGAGCATATAACGAATGGGAAAAAGCACAGCAATTAAGTAATTGGTATGACTTGTTCCAGGACGCTCCACAAGGTCCAACGACTAAACTGGAAGAAAACTGGACAGCAGATCCTAATTACTTTAATGGTGATCGTAGGTACTTCTAATGGCAAGTACTAAAACTTCACCAGCCTTATTGCTAAACAGACCTCTTGTAAACGATACTGAGATTACTGCTGCATTGAAACTATTCATTCCAAGAGAATGGAATATTCCTATCTATGACGAATTCCCTAGTGATGAGTCAAAGGTAAGATACGGTCTTTATGTAAGCACGGTGAACACATTAAGTAGAAGTGTAAACCAACTCGGTGTACAGTTCTGTGGTGCATACTACAATGCTGTAGATAGTTTTGAAATTATCTATGTAAGTTTCCAAAAGGATCCATATGAAGTAAGTGTAGTTGACATCGTTAACAATCTTGTTACTTACCAGATTGATGGAGTGCAATTATTTGACGGTTACTTTAGCCGCACATATGATATGTCTTCAGAATACGGACCAACAAGAGCAGAAGTTTATACCTGGATATTTAATTTGACTAGACTAGAATTTAACACATAACGCCAACTAAGGAGAAATTACAATGGCAAGAATTACTGTAAATACCACTGGTACTCAGCCAACTCTGATTCTAAGCACTACAATTAGCAATGTTACTGCAAATACTTTTACTGCAAACACTGCGCTAAGCGTCACTTGCTTACAAGATGTGACTATTACCAACTCAACCGGTATCTTCTCATGGACAGACTTCTGTTCACTTGATACCAACAAAGTTACTACCCCAGCAGATAACGAAATCACCACTAACTTGGTTATTGATTCTGTTGCATTCTTCGGAGATGGTAACGCAACACCAAACACTGCTGCAACATTCAGCGGCGTAAATGGTCTATCACAGAACAAGATTCCTGTCTCGTTCAAATTGATCATGAATGGTGACACAACTGCAAATACGGGTGCGTTCTACTATCAGGGAACAGGCTATGTTTCATCGCTTGCACCTACTGTAAGCCCAGAAGCCCCTGTTTGGGTGACACCACTGACTATCGCAGTTGATGGTTCATTTAGTTACGGGACTGTCTAAGTTAGTAACTTAGAATAACAATATGGGGAGCATCTACACAGGTGCTCCCTTTATTAACAAATGAAAGAACAAATCATGAACGAAGATAGTGTCTGGCTAAAGACAGACGAAGAAAAGTTGCGTAGTCTCATTGCTGATGAAGCAAAGATGATGCCTATGCTTGATAACATGATGGCTACTGTAAAGCAACTTAAAGCAAAGCAAACATTCCGTCTTGCATTGCTCAATCAACTGTTAGAATCCAAAGATTCTGACTAAATATTAGTGAAACAATAATTTAAGGAGAAAACAAATGAAACTTTCACAACTTAGCAAAGAACCTCAACTAATTGAAATCTCTATTGACGATGAAGAAATTGTCAAGGAGTACGGTGAACCTCTAGTGTTCTACACTTGGGACCGTCAACCAATGGATGTGTTTACACGACTTGCAAATCAAGGCGAAAAAGCAGATATCGGTGAATTACTTGAGATTGTTAGAACTTTAGTTCTTGATGAAGATGGCAAAGAGATTTTAACTGATAAATCTACTTTACCTACTCCTATCTTGATGCAAGTTATTAATAAAGTTATTGCCCAACTGGGAAAGTAACAGATGATGATATTCCTGTTGATTCGCCTAAGATGTTATCTATTATGCAAATTGACGGTCTTGGTAAACGATATGGCATGTTACCGAGTGAAGTGTTAAAACAAGCAGATACCTTTGATCTTTATATCATTGACGCTGCGTTAACATATGAGAATTATCAGCATAAAAAAGCCATGAACAAGGGTCAAGTACCTGTAGAAGCATACAGTAATGATCAATTGTTAGAAATGTTTAACAAAGGTAAAAAGAATGGCCAAGACCCGATTGCGAATAGTAAAAAATGAGATTACTCCTAGTTTACGCCGCATAAGTGATGCCTTAACTAAATTACCTACTGAAGCACATGCTTTCTTTACAGAAGAAACACCTATTAAAACGGGCAACGCTCGTCGTAGAACTAGGTTGCAGGGTCAGGTAATCAAAGCAGATTATGATTATGCAACCCAGTTAGACGCAGGTAAGAGTCGTCAAGCACCTGAAGGTATGTCAAGACCAACTGAACAGTTTATAACTAAACGCATTAATGATATAATGCGTAAGAAATAAGGTATTAATATATGGCGAGTTTAACATATGCAGTTGATGTACAGACTAGTGGAGCAATAAGTTCACTAGCAAGTTTACAAAAACAGATTACTGGTATTGGAACAGCGGCAGTTGCTTCAGGTGCCGTCGTTGCAGGTGCATTTGCGTTAAAAGGCATAATCAATACTACTAGAGAACTTGAAGAACTTCGTGGTGCATTTACAACAGTTACTGGTGATGCAGCAAAAAGCGCACAAGAGTTTGATAGAGTTAGAGAACTCTCAATGCAGTTGGGTACAAACCAACGAGCATTAAGTGAAACTTATGTTAAACTTGCGAACTCTGGCATTAAACCTACTAATGGATTACTTTCTACATTAGTTGATGTTAGTAAAAACTCTACCGATCAGTTTGGTGCACTAACAGCAGCAGCCGACTTGTTCAGTAGAACTGTGTCAGGTGGTTTAGGTCTTGAAGACTTGAATAGATTGCAAGATAGAGGTATTCCTGTCTTCAAAATATTACAAGATGAACTTAAACTTTCTCGTCTAGAAATTGCTAAGTTTGGTAAAACTGCTGAAGGCGCAGAACAGATTCGTCAAGCATTGTATAAAGGTTTCCAAGAAAAGTTTGGTGGAACCGCTATCCGAGAATTGGGTTCTATTAATAGCCAATTAGAAGTATTACAAACTATTGCTGATGCTACTAAAGAAAGTTTTGGTCAAGGATTAGTTGAGGCCATAAGTAAGAGTGTAGGGACAGTCGGTGAACTTGGTGGCGGACTACAGGCAGTTGCTAAAGTAATGGGCGAAGCCTTGGGCGGCGCAATCGTATTTCTAATCAATAACTTAAATATCATCATCCCTCTTGTAACAACATTGGCTAGTGCCTGGGCAGCAGTAAAGTTGTTTACATTGGCTCAAGGTATTCTTGCAATGGTTACTGCTTTCAAAGCATTAACTATGGCTATGATGCGTAATCCAATCACTCTCATTGCTGTTGCCGTTGCTGCACTTATTGCTGGGTTTGTTGCATTAGTAGAACAGACAGGTAGTGTAGGGAATGCGCTTAAAGCCTTAGGCAATGTTGGCATCAAGGTAGTCAATGGTTTGTATAATTCTTTTAAAGCATTCTTTACATTTATGGGATCTGCTTTAGGTGCATTAGGTGAAGCCTTTATAGTAGCAATTAATCCTTTTGATTCAAGAAATGCCAAAGATGTGTTGATGAAGGGCATGTCCGGTGCTATGGCTAGTGCTAGAAAAGCATTTAACGCAGAAGGACCAATTACTTTTAAGTTTAAACCGGAACCTATAGCAAAAGCAAATAAACCGAAACTTGATCTAAACTTAGGTGGATATGATGGAGTAACAGGTGGCACTGGCGCTGCTGGTCAAAGCGAAGCAGATAAAAAAGCCAGAGCAAAAGCAGCAGAGGATGCTACAAAAATAGCAGAACAAATGCGTGAGCAAGCCGCTGCTGCACAACAAGTAACAAAAGAACTTATATTACAAAATGCTTCATCAAATGAAATGCGTCAACTTGAAATTGATTTACTTGGATTTGCTAGTGAATATGCTAACCTAATTAGGTCAAATGCACAAGCAAGAAAAACTTCTGCGGAAGAAATTAGAGGTCTTGAAGCCAAAATTGTTGAAGAACAGGCTAAGGGCAAAGAGACTAATGCTGGTGTAGTTACAGAACTTAAAGCGCAAATTATTGAAAAACAAAAGCAACTTGATACTACTTTAAAATTAAATCAAAGCGAAAATAGTAGAACAACTCAATTAGGTTTACAAAAAAATATTCTAGATGAACAATTAGGTCTTATTGAACTAATAAATCAAAAAAAAGAGTTAGATGACGGTCAAGGACTACGAACTGACTTAATTAGAGGTAAAATTAGTAAAGAACAATATGACCGACAACTGTCCCTGGACCGTGTAACATCGGAGTATAATACTAAGCGTGAGCAACAAGAAAAAACTCTTGCTGACTTAACTGAACGTAAGGCCTTTACAGAGGCAGACGCATTAACAAAAAATATGAAACTAGATGCGGATAGATTTGACCTTAGAAAACGTCAAATACAAGAAGAACAAGGGTTAAACGATGGTCTAAGAAAAAGTGCCCGTGCAGGAATTAGGTCGGCTCTTGATAATGCTAAAGCAATGTCTGAACCGTTTGTGGTAGCCGAACAAATGACAACGACTTTGTTTAATAGTATGTCTAGTGCCATTGATACTTTAGTAGATGGAGGTAAGTTTAAGTTTAAAGACTTTGCTAAATCTGTCATCGGTGACCTTACAAAAATTGCACTTAAAGCCGCTGCTCTTAGAATTTTTGAATTAGTCGGAAGTGCAATATTGGGCAGACCAGTTAGCATTCCTAAATTGGCTGCTGGTGGTCCTACTATGGCGGGCAAGCCATATATTGTAGGTGAACAAGGTCCAGAATTATTTGTACCTAACAGTTCTGGTTCAATTATGACGAATGCATCTTTGAATAAAAATTCAGGTGTAGGTGAAAGAATGGCACCAGTTGTCAACAATACATATATCACTAACAATATCAATG